ATTGTTGCTGGATCTAGCATGTTTCACACTGTCCTTCCTTATCGTTTTGTGTCTCAAACATGTATATTACAGGAGTATTTTTATATTCTTGATCTGTAAAGGTAAGACCTCTTATAGTTCTTATATCAACTTGGAACATCTTTACTAATTGACCGTGAGCTACATCGCTACATGGAGTCGTTGTGTTTGGATAAGAACCAACGGGAACATTTCTTAGTCCGAGCGGATAACCAGTGGCTGTAAAATTAGTACCAGGTCCTCCATATTCAGCAGATCCTGAAGTTTTATTGGTATATTCGTTTATGTTATAAGCTTCAAATTTTCTGGGAGTAACTGTACCTTTTCTACCATTAGTTAATTTTTTAATGAAGAAATTTGGATTTGTTTGTGTAAAATCTGTCAAGAAACTACCTTCAAAATCCAAAGTTGTTGCTGTAGTAAATCCTAGAACCTTTGGAACCGCTTCTACCTCTTCCCAGGAATAAGCATATGCTTTAGCTCTTGTCGGGCTTGAAGCGGCAGTCAAGCCAGTTGCTCCTGTTATAATAGCCATAAAAGAATCATTTCCATTATTAACACAGCAGACAACATTTTTAAACACGTTCCACTTTTCTTTTAATTTTCTAAGTTTAAAGTAAGCAGCATTTTTTGACATGAGTGTTTTCTTAATGCTTATATAAACTTTTGGTATATTCAGTGTTCTATTTGTAGTGTCTCCAAATGGATCTGCTTCATCTATATCATACATCGTTTGCCACAACGTAATACTATTTCTTGATGGAGTATTCTGCGGTGCTGTTATTCCCTCTAACGAATAATAGCTATAGGATGGTTCAGATCCAGACGAATTGTAATAGGATTCATCGTAATATCCAAAAGAAGAATCTGGATATACTCTTCTTGAATAATGTGTTAGCGTAACACCTGAAGTATTATTTGACAAATATTCTAACTTAAAATCATCAAATTTTATAACATCTGATACGGTAAAATCTAAAGGATAATCCGTATCTGTTCCTGAAGTATAAAAATTATAAATTGCCGCAGGAAATAAATCTTTTATTCTATAGATAACATTCTTTTTTACAACTGATTCTGTATCATCCAAGAATTTAAAATAAGGATTTTCAAAATTAGGATCTATTCTTTCGTAATAAGATCCGAATGTTCCGGCATTTTCTAATTCCATAAAAGAGATATTTGGAGTTACATTAACTGCATCAATTTTTTCTTCTCTTAAATTTGGATCTTGTGTTTCTGGATAGCTGTCTCTATCAATAGTTGTGTAATAAGCAACAGGTTCAGATTGTATTAGGGTTGACAGAGAAACAAAGTTTGTTGATGCCAAATCTTTCCAAAAGAAAACATCTGCTACTGGAGAAGATACCAAAGTATTTTGTACGTTTGAATTTTCAGCCAAATAATTTAAAAGATTTAAAACCTTTATCTGATCAGTTTTTGTTCCTGCTGGATATGTAATGGGTTTATTCTTTAACCATGCATAGTTTGTTGTTTTGGAAACATAAAAAACATCACCTGGAAAAAATATGGTAAACATATCTTTTACCCAGCTATCTCCTGTAACATCTCCTTGGGCAGTTGCATCGGATATTAGCTTTATATCTTCTACTACATCAACAGGAACTCTTTCATTGAAAAAATATGACTCATGAACAAATTTTAAATTTAATAATTTTGGAGTTGTCTTATCAATATAATCAGTTCCTCTTGAAACCTGATAAATGTAAAAATCATTAATTGATATTGTTTGTCCGTTTCTATCTGTGATGTTTAAAGTTAGTTGATCTTTTCCACTAAAATTAAAATCAGCCATAGCATCAGAAGGATCTCTAATGACTAGAATTCCAGAAGGCACAGTTCCAAATATGCCCTCTTCAATTATTAATTGTTCAAATAAACCATAAGACTGGTTGTTGTTAGATATAGTCCATATAGTGTTATTGTGGCCATGCTTTATGGTTATAGAATTAATAGTTACTAGATCAGCTAATGCCATTCATCTTATCCTCAAATTTTTTAACATAATTTTCTTCAACAAAAGTCATTATATTGTTCTTGTCTAGTAAATTTTCTTTTTCGTTTATATAAGAAAAATTAGAAGTAGATCCCGTGTTCTTCAAAGAAACATATTCATTTATAGCAGTTGTATTGTCTTCGCATACAATATTAGATTCATTTAAAAAATAAATTGCAGAATCTGCATATGGCTCTACTAAGTTAAGAGTAATATTGCCAGAGACATAACTCCAAGAACCATTTGTATTTCTTATGATGTTATAAGATCCCGTTCCTAAAGATCCAACTACTAGCAATTTAAGTTTACTTACATTGTCATTTACTTTATTCACATATCCAAAATTACCAGTTACACAGAATCCGGCAGAAAAACCAGAATCTGATGGTGCAATCAAATCCCCCGGTTGTAAACAGGCTCCAGATATGCCGCTAAAAAATCCTGCCTTGTAAGAATTTAAAAGTGTTTCTTGTTCTTCTATTGTGTATGGAAACTGAGTAAATGGATTTAATATTTTTGATGCATAAATTGGAACAAAATAATATTTTGGATCACTATAAGTTTGAGATGAAATTCTATCTAATAAGACATCTTCATCTATTTTTTTAGAATAAAAAAATTTTTCCAATTCTGACAGATCATAATTGGTTGCTATATCAACTATAGTCTTATCAACACCATCAAAATTGTATTCTATTTTTTTAAAATTATCAAACATTATACACCCGCTGAAATTTCAGATTTACTATAAACAAATCCATTTTTATATGTTCCTTGTTCAAATTCTTTAAAGGTCAAGCTCAAACTCGTTGCTATAGGAGTTCCATCTTGGAAAAATTTTGCTGGAGTTTCTTCGCCAAAGGGTATTTTGTTTATTGCCACTCCAACCAAAACACACACCAATGGATCTCCAAGCCATTGTCTGGTAAGATATTCCGAGTTTCCTTGGCCTATGATCTGCAATCTCCATAGTGGTGGCGGGAAAACTCTTTCTGGTATTTCCGTGGCTTCTGGATAAGAAGCAACTCTAAAAGCTTCACAAATATTCCCAATGGCAGAAGATTCGTTAAAATCTTTTGGAACCATTGTATATTTGAATGTAAATTCTCTTCTAGCCTCTCCAACCAATGACATTTCTGTTAGGTTAGTAAATCTTCTAATAGTTGATGTAGAAGATAGGGCCTCAAAATTTGCTAAAATAGGATCGAGAAAGGCTCGTTTGAGTAAACCCTCTCTACCACCAGGACTGTTTGCTTCACCAGCAGCAGATAAAATTGGTCCTACCGGATTTACACCCTCTGAAAAGGTATGTTCCGTTTTTATGTTTATATCTAATGGCAAAGGAAGCTGAATATAATCAAATGCTCTTGAAGAAACTGCACTGCGAGTTCTATTTACAGCCAACACATTGTATTCGGCTGCTTGGAACAGAACCCAATATGGTACTTCTGGAGTGTCGTTTAGTGGAAAAATAAAAGGCATTTTTGCTTCTTTACTATATATTTCATGCCGTACAAAACAAAATTTGTACCAGTTAATAGGAATAAGTATGTCGGTAATGTCGATAAAATTTTATGCAAATCTCTCTGGGAAAGGAAACTTTGCAAATATTTCGACGCTAGCGAGAAAGTTGTAAGTTGGTGCTATGAATGCCTTAAAATTCCGTACATTTCCCCTATTGATAACAAACGCCATACTTATTTCCCTGACTTTGTTGTTCAACTTCTTGACAAAGATAACGAGAAAAAAACATTAGTCGTGGAAGTAAAACCAGAAAAGCAGACAAAAAAACCTCTTAATCCAAAAAAAAAATCCTATAAGGGGGATGTTAAAACATTTTTAGTAAACGAAGCAAAATGGAAAGCTGCAAATTGTTTATGTGAAAATAATCATTGGGAATTTAAACTCTTAACAGAAAAAAATATATTCAAATGAACTCAATTTCTTACATAAAACAAGTAATCAATCAAGCTGGTGGCATACAAAGAACCAACCGATTCAATGTAACGGTGGATACTCCAGATGGTATAAACACGATACCAGCACAAAAAGTAACATTCGGTGGAAGACAAATTGATACGGTATCCGATTTCATGTCAGGTCCTGGCAATGGTAGAAATATACCAATGAATCAAAACTATGGTCCAGGAAAAGAAGCAAATCTTTTAATAACATTTCCCGTGGAACAGGATTGGAATACTTATAAAAAAATAGAAAATTGGATGAATACCCTTGTAAATGATGGAAGCCTTCCCCAATATTATGGACCATCGTTTGCAAGACCTTACAATAGCTATGCAAGACCAGGCTTAGTTGTTGTGGAGTGCCTTGATATGAATGGCGGAACCAAAGCAACATTTACTTTTTCGGAAGCTTATCCAGTAAAAATATATCCAATTGAGATGAGCGCAGAATTTTCAGATAAATTTTTAACTTTTGATGTAGGATTTATATTTAGAAATTATGGTGTATCATGATTAAAGACTTTAAAAGAAATTTTCCAACGTATAAAACAATTCAACCAAGCACTGGCAAAGAAATATCTTTTAGACCATTTCTTGTATCAGATGAAAAAAATCTTTTGCTTATAAAAGAAGAAAAGGACACTTCTTTAATAGTAAAGAATATTCACAGTCTACTTACAAGTTGCTTTCCAGATATTGATCCAGACGGTATAACGCTGCAAGATTTAGAATATCTTTTTTGTATTTTGAGATCAAAATCAGTAGGTGAAATAGTAAAAACAAATTTTACTTGCCCAGAAACTGGAGAAAAAATAAAAACAAGTTTAGATTTGTCTAAGCTCACCGTCGATAGAAAAAATTCAGAAAAAGAAATTATCTTTGACGAAACATTTAAAATTTTGTTTAAAGAACCTACGGTGGAAAAACTTTTATCCATAAAGGGATCTTTTGATTCTATGCATATTGCAAAGGCGTGTATTCATAGAATATACAAGGATGACGCAGTTTATGATTTTATGGATATAAACGAAGAAGAATTAAAGTCAATTTTTGATTCTTTTACTGTTAAAGAATTTGAAGAAATTAAGAAATTTGTGACAAATCTACCCAAAGCACAAGCAGTGGTAGAATATAAAACATCAGATGACAAAAATAGAACAATGAAATTGGATGGCGTACTGAATTTTTTTACTTATGTCTAAATCATATTAATTTAATTGTTTATTATAGGATATCATATTTTTTAATATCAAATAATATTTTTACTTTAAATGATTTAGAAAATTGTTTTCCCTGGGAAAGAGAAATATATTTTAATCAGCATAAAGAAAAGATGGAAGAAGAGCAAAGAAAGATAAAGAATGATAGACACAGAAATATTCATTGATACCCCAAAAGTAGATCTTAGGGATACAGAATTGCTAAGAAGCGAATTTGGCAATCCTCAAATGTCTTTTGAGAATTATTCAAGAATGTTGCAAGGAGATAATTCTTTAGATTTAAATCTTCAACCAGCTGATAATTTTGAAGAAATGTTTCCATCTGAAGTTTTACCAGAAGATCTTGAAAAAGAAGATCCATTTAAATTTGATCCTGTTGATTTTTCCACTCCTCCTTTATCAGAACAATTTAACAGAGAATTGGGGTATACTCCTCCAGAATACGAAATGATGAGTCTTGAAGGAGAAACCACTGAAGATCTAACTACGAACGATGAACTTGAGGCTTTAAATACTCAGATAGATCAAATACCAAATTTAACAGATATTCAACGTCAGCAATTAGAGGGAGAAGTTGCTAAAGCATATAATGATGCTAAAAAAGCAAATGAAATCCCTGCTCAAGTCGGATCAATTACACCATCTACCCAAGTATCTTTACTTGAAGATGAACCAATAAAAATAAATCCAGGATTTAATACGGATTTGGAAAACTTTTTTTCTTCAATAAAAAACCCTCCGCATTGGAGGGTTTTAGGGAACTAAGGATTAGTCTTCCTTAGCTAGTCGCTTGAAGTACTCAAGCGCATCCTCGTCATCGTCAGGCTTGGAAGCCTTACGAGCAGGAGCAGCTTCAAATCCATCCTCATCCTCCGCTCTCTTTGCGGCAGGAGCAACACTGCGAATGTCACCACCGAGAACATCATTGAGCTTCTTCTTGAGATCGTCATACGACTTGAATTCCGCAGGAGCAACAAAGTCCTGAAGCTTGTAAAGCGTCTTCCAGAGCTTTTCCAGCTTCTCGTCATCGCCCTTGTAGAGTTCGCTAGCACCATCAAACTCAGACTTATCGTAGTTGGTGTAACCAGCAACCTTACGAATCTTTAGCTTGAAGTTAGCACCCTTCCAGAAGTCGAATGGGTTGATGGCTTCCTCATCCTTGAACTGAGGCTGCATGGCTTCCTGGACCTTCTGGAAGATCTTGGTCCCGTACTTGAAGAGGAACACCTTACCTTCGTTCTGGGGGTTGGAGGGATCGCTAACGACCAGAATGTTGCTGATATAGGTTAGCTTACGCTTACGGGTACGAGCAAGATCCTTATCCTTCTCGACTCCGCTATTCCAGAGTTCGCTATTGGCTTCGCAGATCGGACACTTCTGGCCAATGGTGGTTGGGCAGTTATCGATTAGCCAGCCACCCTTGCCCTGAAAGCCGTGTGAGTAGACCTTGGCCCACGGAACATCCTCTCCCTCGCAGGCAGGCAGGAAGCGAATGACGGCATAGCCATTGCCAGCCTTGTCAACTTCCGGTCGCCAGAACCGATCATCCTTGTAATCAGCAGTCTTGTTTAGGTCTTCGATCTTCTTGGTTAGATCTTCAATGCTTGACTTCGAACGCTTCTTAAAATCGCTAAATGACATATAGTCTCCTTATATTAACCCAAGGAACTCCCTTGGCCTATGGCGTAGTATACCAAAGATTGATGTTTAGTCAAAAAAAAGTTTGGCCTTTTTTGGCAGTAAATGCAGATCTCTGCCCTCTTCGACTAATTTTTCGATTATTGGTTTTGATAAAAGTTTTGCAGCTCCTTGAGGCTCGATATTGTAATCCTCACAGTGCTTTAAAATAGCATCCATATATGTTGAATTGTTTTTTGAAACATATTCGACTATTAACTTTGAAAAATCGTTTTTAAATGTTTGATCTATAAACATGATGAATACCCTATATAGTAGTGTAATTTGGAGAAAAAATGCCCGATAATACTGACGCAAATTTGAATATTGGAATTGCTGGTGGTTTAACTGCTACCATTTCTACTGATTATGTTATTGATTCTTACGGAACAACCTCACACGTTCAACTATTTAAGGTAGTTTACGGTGCAACTTCAGATGCTACCAGAGTAACCAGCTCAACTCCTTTACCCACATATTTGGCCTCTACTGGAGTTACCCTCAATACCCGATCAACCGTGGTAGGAGGTGGTACTGGTGGTGCTGTCCAGATAGTTAATTATAGCACATCCTCAATTAAAGTAAATGGCTCTGGCCTAAATGATGCTGTAGTAACCCAGGATCAGGCAGGAAATACCCTGTTAACAAATATCTACACTGATACGCAGGCTTTCTCCACAAATCTAACCAGTGGATCTTATAAAATAAAATCAATGGGTATAGGCCCAGACGGAGCCACTAGCGGAGCATATGTTAGACTATATGATCCAAATACGAATCTGGTAGCAGGAGTTTCAAATGGTGGTGGTTATAATGCCCTAATGGTTCAAGTATTAGGAGCACCAATTGCTCTTACTGCCAATATCAGCTCAACCGTAGGAGTAACAAATTCTAACGCTACTGCACTTTATATTCAAGGATCGACTGGTTCTCCAGTAAGCATTACTGGAGTTACGCTTGAAGCCTTACTCACTACAATCAATCAATCAGGCAATTCTGGTGCAACATTTACATCAAGAATTCCGGCAATCGAAACTCTTTTAACTGCTGGTACTGCAAAAGTAACTGTAGAAAATACAACTCTACCAACCAGCATTCTTACTGGGCTATTCTCGGCATCTACTACTGCTACAGGAATCTATCCAACCGGATTTACTTGTAAAACGGGAGTAAACCTAAAATCAAAATCAGACAATACACAATTTGTCTTTGTAGGTGAAAGTGGATTTACATATGGATATCCTTTAGATCCAGGTGAAGGTATTTTCTTAGAAATATCGAATCTAAACAAACTCTTTGCAAAGAGTGGTGGTGGATCTACAGGACAAAATCTCTATTACCTAGCAAGATAAAATGGCAGATAAAATTTACTATGTAAATGATGACTCGCCAGTGCTTGTCAAGACACTTGATTCTTATGGAATCAACTTGGTAAGCTCTTACGGTGATTATGATTTAATCGGTAAAAAAATAAATTCATCTCCACTAGTTCAATTTTATAATTCTTTTGGAAAGGCAATTTTTGATTACTCAAATACTGAATCAACAGACGATTTGGAGTATATTGAAATATTGCTTCAAGGAATAACTAACGGAAATACATTTACAGTTACAAGTGGTTACTATGTCAAAGATCAAGATGGTATAACATCAAATGTAAATGGAGTTTATCAATTTGATGGGGCGCAAAACGATAATCTTTTATTAACTACAAAAATTTCAGCGTCTGCTTTGAATACGGCAGAAACAAGATATGAAAGAGATTATTTTGTTGATCCTCCACAAATATCATTAAATTCTGGATTTACTGGAGATAGTGCTTACATAATAAAATCAGTTACTAACAATGGTGCAATTGGTGATCTTGGGCTTTACGAAGATGATCTGATAGAAGTAAGCTATACTGGAAATACTGCAAATATTGATCGTTATAGAATTCAAAGAGTAGAAACAACTTCTCAAGGAGAAGAGCTTATATTCTTAAAAGATGCTATTTCCAATGATAATAGAATAGGTCAGTTGACAACTTTAAATGTATATGTCAGAGGTACACCTCCTCTTGATTTATTGGGTGTAGATAAAACACTAAACGGATCAGTAAAAACTTATAGAAACGATGGCTATTATTTAGAATGCTTTGAAAACCAAAATGAGCTTCAGGGATACTTAAGAAGATTTAAATATGGTTCCCCAAATGTTCTAAGTACCTGGGTAGAAGATACGAATTGCTCAACTTTCAATACTGGATATGAGACAAATGGGTTGTCATTTGATGAAATTATAACAGTTAAGATTACGGAGCTGGGAACATTGCTGTATGAAATTCATAGAAAAAATTCAGCTACTGAATACAGCCCAAATCTAACATTGAGTACTGGTGTTTATAAGTTTGATCAATCGCATTTCAGCAATTATGATTCAGAAAACAAATATCAGATTGTATTTACTAGAACTGAAGGTAATGTTGCTTCAGCGTTAATGACCGAATATTATACAACTAATTCAGTTGCTGGTCGAGAAAACTCCTACACCATTCTCACTATAACCAGCAACACTCCTTCAGTTTTTTATTACGAAGCATTAGGACTGACAGGAATAGGTGGAACTATAGAAGTATCATCTTAAAGATAGACGATCATCGACCTTAGAAATAACAAAACTTCTTATCTTGTCGATATATCCTAAATTTCTAAGTTCTTTAAATATTAAATTTTCTTGAGAGAATTCTCCACCCTTTGCAATGGAAGCTCTTCTGGTCTTTGTTATTTTATCCAAAAGTTTTTCTGCTACTTTGGTATCTGTAGTACTTTGCATAGCATGTTCGATTTCCACGATAAGATCGTCCAATTTTCTTTGAAAGAGTTCATCTTTTTCAAAGTTTACATTTGCTCTTTCTGGCTTCATAACCCATTTTGCTTGTTTTAGAGAATATATTCCCTGGTTTTTATGTGGAGGTTGAACATCGCTAGTATGAGCATAGACTTCTACGGGTGAACCGTAAATTTCAATATCATGAGTCAACGACCAAATTAATTTTTTGTCTTTATAATAATCAGTTTCGTTGTAACAGCTTGGAATCTTATTTGGATCTAATAAAATATGAATATCTAAGTCAGATTTATCTGTATAATTAAAATTTGCATTTCCACCAGTTAAAATTATATCTTCAACAGATGAAATTGGAGTTTTTGAGAATTTTAGCCATTCTTTTGCAATTTCTAATAATTTTTCTCTTACTTCTTCTCTGAGAAAGTAATTGGACCAAAATTTCGGATTTAATTCCGAATGATATTGAAGAGTTAATGCCTCAGATAAAAAATTCCTCAATTTTCTCATATACTATGTAGTTTATAAATAAGAAAGAGGAAATTATGAATCACACACCAGTAAAAGTTGTAGCAGTAACAGCAGGCGTAACAACCACCATATCAGACAAACATAGAGCAATAATTATTTCTAATAGTGGAGGTGCAACAACGGCAGTAGTAACTTTGGTTTTTATGGATAAAAATGGTCAAAATACTGGCGATTTTGTAATTAGAATAGTTGGAAATTCGGGTCCATTTTATATTCCTTGTAGAATAACATCTGTTTCTTGCTCTGGATCAAATATAACAGTAGCACTATTAGTCTAATGTATTTAAATAATCAAAATATAATGATATATGGTTCAGATGAAGAAAAATCTTTATCTGTTGTAGGTATAACATCTGGTTCTTTAGAGTTTTTTGATGATTCTGTTACTAGCTATTATTTAGATTTTTCTTCATATAGATTTAAAAAATTTTTATTTGCATCAAAAGATGGCACTGATATAACTGTAGATGGCGATTATTTTGATATGACATTTGATGTAAATAATAATCAATTTACTCAAAGATTGTTATCAGAAAGTGGAACTCCTTCTTCTAATGCACAGATTATTAGACAATTTGCAGAATATTATCCGCATAATGCAAGAGGAGTTACATTAACTGGATCTGTTACTGGTCTTGGAATTTCTTTATATCTTGAATATAATTTTGCATTTTTTGCATAAAAAAACCCCCTGCTGGAGCAAGGGGTTTGAAAACTAACTATTCAGTTGTATTAGATACGGCTCTTTGCCTTTGTGCAGCTATTTGAGCACTGCTCAATACGAGTGTGAAGTTCATCCACATTTCGCCACATATCACTTCGGACGCTGCGAATTTCATCATTGAAAGTCGCATTGTCAAATTCCTTTTGAAGTTGGCAAATGTGCTTCTGAAGAGCACGAATTTCACAAATAAGCAGGAAAACCGTCAGGCCAACGAACGACCAGACAATTGGAGCCTTTGCATTATCAAGATGCAGAAGCAGAGCACCGAACGCAGTAAACGCAGCAAGCCAACGCAGACCAAAAACATTAGTATTAATCATTTTTATTCTCCTTTTGAATAATTTTACTTAAAACTGAAACAATTTGATCAACTTTGCGATTCTCCAGAATCATGTTGATCTTGATCTTTTCAATCTCATCCTTGAGAAGTAGTACGATTTTTCTATCTTCTTCAGTCATAATCATACTTATGTCTCCAATGAGTAGGGTGGGGGTCGAACCCACACATCTGCCGTTATAAGCGGAAGGTTCTGCCGATTGAACTACCTACCCAATATCAGCACCACATGTGCTGGCGAGTTAGTTCTCGCTTTCCCGTTAGGGCGGAACGATTTGTTCTTTGTCGTTCCCTGCTACATCATCATTCTACAGATGATGTCTCATCTGTCAAGAAAATTTTACACTTTTGGTTAGTAACATGCCCAGAAGGAGTCAAAACCAAATAATTGCTCTTCTGGCGGTCAGTATCGTCACCAAGACGATAGTTGACCTGTGTGCCTTTGTGGAGGCTTACGCACTCTAGGGCCTCTGGGGAGGCCAGACGCTCCATAATGGCCTTAGCAGCCACCACAGCCTCCTCTTGGCAGGAGGACATGAGAGGAATATCAATGTGGATTCGGTATGCCATTAGTCGATTAGGAACTTCTTTGTGTTTTCTGCCGAGATCCAATCGGTAGAACCATCTTCATATCGAACACAATACTCAGTTTCTTCGTAAAGAACACCCTTCTTGTCCTTTGCCCGTGAGGTTTGAGATCCAATCACGGTGCAAGGACGGCTATTTTCCGAATTTACTACTTTTTCTCCGTGCTTATACATTTAAATCTCCAATTCTTGAAAACCTTCGTTATCAGTGTACCAAATTTCGTCAAAAAAGTCAATACACCACGCCAAACAATGCTTACAAGGCTTAGAATTCCGCAGTTCGTTAAACCGATTCATGCGAAAATTGATCAATTTCAACCTCTTTTCGCCTCTTTTGTAGCATTTTGGCAGCTTATTGAACGCATCTAACTCAGAATGGACACAATCAATGACATATCCATACTTACGAGCAAGTGGATGTGTCTTGAATTGATTAGTACCAATCGAAACTAGCTTATTCTTGTGGAAGATCAGACTGACGTGCTTTTTTTGCCTCTCCATCTGGAGGCAAATCGGCATCGTCTGAGTCAAAATATCGTTTAATTTCACACTCAATTTGGGAATAATCATAATTAGTCGCCTTTGACCCGACTATCTTCTCATTATAGTATCTTTCAACAAAAAAGTCAATCACTATGGGATAGTGTTTGACAACATTTCTTGCCCTTTGCCGAATTTCTTTTGGCACTTTGGGTGTCTGCTTTGGGTCTAGAAGGCTGTAAATAAAATCTTTACAGCGTTGTAGTGCGTAGATTTCTTCTTCAAGTGTTGACATAAACTCTTCGGGCTGGATTTGAACCAGCGACATGAAAGTTAACAGCTTTCCGCTTCTACCAACTGAGCTACCGAAGAAAGAGGATGACGGGACTTGAACCCGCAACATTGACCTTGGAAGGGTCACACTCTGCCATTGAGTTACATCCTCATTGAAGATCCTAGATTCGAACTAGGACAAACTGAGTCAGAGTCAGTTGTGCTACCGTTACACCAATCTTCAGCATTCCCGATAGGATTCGAACCTACGACCTAGTGCTTAGAAGGCACTTGCTCTAATCCAACTGAGCTACGGGAATATATTTTTAGTTAGTAAGCTTCAGGCCAGAGCCTAGAATCTTATTTGCCCCTGCTGGTGCAGTAACAAGACCGCTGACTGCTGAAGTGTACTGTGTTTCCATTTCGGACATAGGATCTAGGGCAAACATTACATGATCTCCACCGATGTCAATCCCATCTTCCGCCTTGGTATAAGGCATATACGGAACAAAGCCAATTCGCCCTTCGCCCATTGGGATGAGGATATATGGCTTTTTAATTGTGTAGAAGCCATCATTAGTTTCAACCCTACCGATAAGTTCTTCACCACTAGTTAAACGCAAGATTTGTACATTGCTCATTTTCATTCTCCTTTAGCATTACAGTATACCACTCAGGTTCAGGATTGCAAGTCCATTTTGCAAACTTGCTCTTTTCGCCCACATAGTACTTACGATAAGCAAGTACGGGATCTCCGTGAACCTTGTATTTATCTGGCATAGCCTGAGCAAACTGAGTTAGGCCGCGCTTCGGTAGTTCTGGAATTTGTACGCTCATGGAGTACAAAAGTGGAAACGACTTATGGCACTTGTTATACCGCCTAGCGTAGATGTGTGAAAGAGCAAGGGCATGTTCCGTGAGCCAGATGTAGTTATCCCTGCTGTATGTGGCCCATAGAGTGCAGGGGTGATTCACGAAACACTTCTTGTACAAAGTTTCCTTGTTAATGGAGCTTTCGCTGACATGATGAACCGTAGAAAGCATTTGTGCGCTTTCAAGAATCATCTTAATCACATGCTTGTCGCACATGTAACTAGCGGCCATGAGTGGATCTGAATGAAGAGCAAAAATATTCATAGTTAGTGTCCGAAGACGGTATTATACTGATGATTTACCTGAATGAATCGGGCATTGTTGAAAAATTCATCAAGATTTTTTGCCCCGACATAGGTACAAGCAGAACGAATACCGCCCATGACTTCCGTGACAGTATTCTCAACTGGTCCCTTTGCTTCAACAATTACTCGCTTGCCTTCTGCGGCACGATAGGAGTTTCGTTGATTATAATGCGTCTTCATTGCATGTTCCGATGCCATTCCGTAGAAGGTTGGAACCACAGTATTCGTATTATAATCAAACTCCCATCCGCCACATTCGTCGTGGCCTGCTAGCATACCACCTAGCATGACCATCTGTGCGCCAGCAGCGAATGCCTTGGCGACATCACCTGGATGTACGCACCCACCATCCGCGACTATTCCCAACCGATTTGGATTGCTCCGTGCTTCTCTTGCACAGTTCTGGACTGCCGAGAACTGTGGAAACCCTACTCCGGTCATCTTGCGCGTTGTGCAAGCACTTCCGGGTCCGATTCCAACCTTGATAAAGTCCGCGCCTGCTTTGCATAGTAAATTTACTCCTTCTGGTGTTACAACATTTCCTGCAATGATATTTACTCTTTCACCATACTCTTGGCGAATATTGTACACTAACTGACTGAAATTATCGATGTAACCATTTGCAACATCGATACAAACAAACTTGAACTTGTTCTCAGACTTCATGACTTGCCGAAATGTTTGCTGGCTAGTCGTATCAAGTCCGATAGTTGGAGCAGAGAAATATTGCCCATGATACGATAGAGACAAAATTTCTTCTGAGGTATAATGCTTGTGTAGGCATGTCAGCCACTGATACTTGCTGAGGGCTTCTGCCATCTCCAGTGTACCAATCGTCGCCATGTTTGCAGCCACTATTGGAACACCAGTCCAAGAAATACGACCAATTGTTCGCATCAGATTAACATCTGAGCGCGAATTGACCGCAGACTGGCGAGGTACGATTAGAACATCCGAGTAATCTAGACAGGATTGCATATCACTATTGTACAACTAAGTTCACTATTGTCAATTACTGATTTCTAGAGTTTGGATTTGCAGGATAATTACAAAATGCCGCAGGGTGACTATAATCCTTTGAGTCCAGTGAAAAACAACCAACTCCACCGTTAATAGGAGCAGGATCAGAACAACCAAAATCGCGTAATTGACCATCAAAGGGATCATAATAATTGGGTTGATCTTTAAACGTAATTTCTACATCAAGATTTATTCGTTCTTCAGTAAGTCCAGAATATACTCTTAAATTATACGGTTCCATTGCACTCAATTTCGGTCCAGCACCGTTTGATCTTATATCAAATAATATTAGTGTACTTATTATGGTAAATCCATAAGTCCCACAACACGGAGCGCATCTTGGGCAATAACCACAAATAGATCCGCATGAATTTGGCCAACCACTACAATATTCTTCATAACACGCACAAGTTGGGCGTGCGCCCGAAAATACATCGCCATTTTTATCATAACAATTTCCAGCCTCTGCTAAACTTGAATATCCTCCACAGCAGCAAAAATTTGATCCCTCCCCATCGTATACTGGGCCATAACAATAACATTGTGGTGGAGGTTCATCACATACGCAAGGATTATCTAAAGTGCCACATAATCCACCAACTCCACCACCAGGTCCACCCGGACCCACAAGACTACTTGAATCTTCATTATTTGAATTTTCATTACTTGAATTTTCGCTAGGAACTTGTATTATATTTGGATCTCCAACACTTATTATAAATGTTGCTTCGTTTGTTCCGGGTATAAGTTTCAAAGAATTTGGCTCTGGCTTAGTGAAACCAAGAGGTGGTTCACATGGTTCTGGTTGAGGTATACCTGGTATATTACATTTATTGCAATCTACTGGTTGTATGGCACAATCACAATCTTGTAATGCCCAGTTTTCACTAGACCAGTTAACATAAACATACCCATCACAAGGCTCAACGCTACCATTTCCAAATTCATAAAATCCTCTACACCCAACTCTGGCTCTAGCTTCTCCTGGGAAAAAGGCAATTTGGCTTTGACCACAAGATCCACCATTAACACTTCTTGCTGGAACACACTGACAATTTTCGTCACAATATCTAGTATTAACATCCGAATCATCAATTCTATCAAACGGATAAACTGGTTCTGGATTTTCATACAAATAGTATAATAAAGTATTTGACTTAGCATACATACAACCTTTTCCTATGGGATAACCAGCAAGAGGAACTGGCCATTTAGTTGTGAGTGTTCCTTCTCCACATAAAGAACTTGCCGGAATAGTAACTTCTACTTCTTGTGTGGTACAAGATCCTGCTTCTGGCCAAGAAGTGTTGCAAAAACAATCTCTTACAGTCGGATAAACTCCATTTTCTTTGCCCCAATCTGTATGAGTGAATATTGCTCTATGATTATTCCAAGTACCAGATGGACGCATCGCTGCCCCATCCATCAACCGGAATGGTCCTTGAATACCACGACCACCAGCTGTTGTTGTAGCGACATTATAGCCCCATACATTAGGATCTGCAAAGAATCTAAGTGCTTTTAAAGCACCGCCATTTTCTGAATATACTCTCTTGGCCCATCTTCCAGTGCTTGTAGCATTTCCAAGAAGAGAACCCAAAACACCGTTTGTTCCGAATCCAATACCAGATAATCCTCTCCACATTTCTTCCAATAGAGATGAATTTCCTTGAATCTCAAAACCCAAACATAATTTATCTGCATTTTTAAATGCTGATTCTTCAGAAAATGTACACTCTTCTCCAATAACAAAATCGGAACAGCAATAATCGTTTAATCCCATTGTAAAATCCCAATCACTCCCATCCTGTGGCTGTTCTGCATTTATTATTGGCCATATTATGGTCACTTCGTTATTATTGTTACCGGGTCTTCCGCCAGTACCAATCCATTCAGGTGCAGGATAATTATAAGGAATACACCAATCATTATCAGTAGAAGATGGTTTAGGAGGAAGTCTGAATGGAAAATCTTGGCTTGCTGCTGGATTATTTGCGACAGATGTTCTTGCGGGTTCATTAAACGCGCAATAAGTAGCTCCAGGAACTGCTCCCTGGGGAGGTTTTTCGTATACTGATGTGCCGTCTAATTTTAAATTATTAAAGTTATAAAGAGTAAGACCGATTTGCCATGAAAGACTTGTTCTTGAATCGTAGTATGGAGAAGTAAACCAAAGAGGTGTCCATCTACCATTTGTTTGGGTTATTGTAGTTGCATCACCGGCATATCCTAACCAACCTTGCCAACCAAAGCACCAAGTTGGATAAACAGGACACCGACAATCTAATTCAGTTATATCACAACAGCATTTTCTATGTGTTCCCATATTTTTTCACCTCAATATCTTCAATAGTATTCCTTAAACATGACATAGTCTTGGCAAGATCTCTCCAATCTTTCTTGTCAAGAAGATATTCTTCATAACAATCAATGGCTCTTTTTGCTTGAGCTATTAATTTCTCAAGATCAGTATTAGTCTTTGCCATGTATTATTTATCTTGCTCTAGCCTACGTCTGGTTCTCATTTCATCGAGTCTTCTGATGGCATCTCTTGCGGCATCTGATGGTTCTTTTACCTTTTCTTGATCTTTAACACCAACAGGCTCAACATCATAACTTACTCTATTTACTGTACTTGCATAAAAACTTTTCCATCTGTTTTCTTCAACTTCCCACACTTTGATTAATCCATTATAATTTCCAAATCCTTTTAATCTTGGAACAAAATTTGGACTTGTACTGCATCTAATAATTCTTTTTCCATAAGGTTTTGTAACTCTATCGAATTCAACTGTGCAAATATGCTTTTCCAAAAGATTTGTGATTACGCCAGGATCATTCGTAAATATGTTCTTAGTACCGAACTTATCAATTTCAGGAACAGTTGTTCTTGGTTTTTTATCAAGTATTTCCGAATTATTTTTTTGATTTTCAAGAAGAATGGTTTCTTGAATTTCTTTTTGTTTTTGATCAAAAGATTCTATGAATGATGGCTTTGGTGATGTCTCAATATCAACAGGTTCACTCTTTGGAATCTCTGGTTCTGTCTTTGGAAGTCTGGCAATTCTTGCTTCTTCAATTGCCTTGAGAGCCTTGAACAAGGACTTCTTTTTTTTAGCTGCATTTTGTCTTGCAACTGTTCTTCTTGCAGAAGCCATCTTTACATCCAGAGGGGAGAATCAGGAACTTTTGGTTCACCAAGTGGAGAAGAGGAAGGAGATGTCGATGGAAGACCAAATGGCCTCTGCTCTTTCTTCTTTCTCTTGAGAGGATCTTCTTCGCCTTCAAGATCATCAAAAAATTCCTTTGGATCTCTGAATTTCATTGGTGAAGCCTCTGGTGGCTTTACTGGTTGTGTTGCTGGATTTGTTCCAACTGGTGTCGATGAACCTCCAAAACTTCTTCTAGAACCAGTTGCATCTTTCTTCAAGAAATCATCAACTTCTTTTCTGAATCCAGGATCTTCACCGACTGTCTTTGCTGCTCCGTAAATTGTTCCTGCTCTTAGAAGAGGAGCTATTTTATCCAAGAATCCAGCACCAGGAACATTTCCAAGAACTTCAGATGCTGACTTTCCTTCTTGTGCAATTTGAGAAATTGCAGAAGGAAGAGCTGCATAGAAAGCACCCTTTTCTATATCATATGCTTTACCTTGAGTCTGGCCAGTTCCAATCTTTGAAAGAACGCTGGCAGCATCTGATGGTCCTCCACCAAAACCTCCACCTCCAGCTGCACCAAATGGTCTTTTTGGTCTTACTTTTGATGTCGGAAGTGGTGCTTCTACCAAACGAACATAGCTCTCACAAAGGCTTCGAAAGCTATGTCTACTGTTAAACTTTACTGCTGGTAGAGTTGGATCTGGTTTTCGAAGCATATAGAATATTTATAAATTTAAACTTCGGTTTATTTTGTTTAGGTCTTTGAAAATAATACTTTCCTTTTCTGGGAAAAATATTTTCATTTAAATAATAAAAAATTTCATTTGGAGTTATGAATTTTCGAACAGCAAATAAAGAAGTTTTTGTATCAAGCATCAAAGAAAGATTTGAGATTGATTCAATCAATACTAACTTTTTCAATGCAGAATGCATTGCATATTCACTGGTTGAACGAAGAGTCAATGTTTTTTCGTCGTATTCACCATACACAAAACCAGCATCATAAAGTTTTTGTTCAAACATTTTTATTTGTTTTAATTTGTTCAGAGAATTTTCGTCATAATATTCAAATTTACTTGAAAACTCTGTTTCATCTCCATACAATTCAGTATAAAGCAAATAAATTTTCTTTGCTTCATTTGCATCCACACAAAAAAAATCAGGTCTGTCTGCAACAGTTTTCAAATGACTAGTTGCAACCCAGACCTGAATTCCATTACGATTAATCCAAAATTTATCAGAAAGCATTATCTCATTCCGCGAAGTCTCTTCATGATCTGGTCAGGATCTTGTGGATTGACCATAAACGAATCGGGCTGTTCACCAGCAAACATTGAAGGATTCTGATTCAATGTTGTTCTTCTTGGTGGAGCCATCAATTGTCTGTTTACGGAATCAACCACTCCCTGTTCCGTAAATTTAGGATCCATTCTATCGTGCATGAACCCCTGAATCATCTCTCCGTCCATTCCATTTTCTTCGCTTCCTCTTGGAGACTTGAAATGGTGCTTCATTTCTCCATCACTTGAAAGATACTCAAAACCAAGTGAACTCATTGCGCTTTTCATGTTGTCGGTTAGAATTGAATTTATTGTTATAATTCCATTTCTAGCTCCACAAACGCTGTTCATTTCGTTGATGGTTCTTCTTGTATTTTCAAATGCAGATCTACTGAAGATATATTTGTTTTTTCTCATATAATATTTAGGTATATTAATACTCTATTAAAACAAAATTCCTTGTTGATCGCCTACACAGCGAAGTGTAGCACCAACAAGGAGTTTTGTCAAACTAAATTTTTTAGTTTATAAAGACTGAATTTGGTTATAAATTCCCTGTATCTGATTTGCATAATTACCAAAACCATTTCCTGGGTACTGTTGTTCTAGCTGATTAATTATACCAAGAAGAGCTGGATAATTAACGCCACCATTTGGACCAGAATTCAAAGCATTATTAATTTGTGGCAAAACAAAATTATTAATGTAATTAGAATCACCGTTCATTATTCCAGGTAACATTGGATTTCCCTGTGGCATGCTATTTAATAATTTAAACAAGGATTGAGCAAATTGTAAAATTATTTGAGATGCCTGAGTATAAAGATCGTATGCAGGATCGCTCGGTGGAACTGGTGAGGGAGGAGCAATCAAAATTGGATTTCTCAAAGCATTGTTTATAATATCTGTTGGGTTAGTACCAGTAATAGTTCCTGGTGCTTGTGGCCCTCCTGGTCCCTGTGGGTAATAAAATGGATTTTCTGAATAGTCTATATCAGGAAGACCGTCAGGATAAGGGAAAGCGGTCGAGTATTGTGCTCTCTCGTTAATAGTTCTTCTTAGTCTATAATTCTCATTGAGCAATCCTGCTTTTTTGCATTCTAGTTGCAAAAGATAATTGTTTTCAGCTAATTGCTGTGATTTTGCTTCCAGAACCTTAAGTTTATCTTGTAGAACTTTTATAAAAGTTGTCATGTTTTTCCTTTTAAGTATTTATGAAATTTTTATATAAATACCTTGAAGGGGAAAAATATGTCAACTTTTACAGCTATAATGCAGCAAAGAATTAACGCTCTACAGAATCGAATTAGATATCTTCAGGAGCACAATTATAACTTAAAAAAAATAACAAGATACTTGCACGAAAGTAATATGGGTGGTGGTGACGGTGGTGGTTCTATGGGTGGTGG